GTAGAGGAACAGAACCTCTTAACATTGAAAAGATACATGAAATGGTTGAGTATGCTTGTGAAGACATAACAGGAGTTTCATCATCACAAGTAGAAATGAAAAGTGGTTTACAATTCTATGATGGTATAACTACAGATGATATTCAACAGATACTAGTTAAGTCAGCTGCTGATCTAGTAGATTTAAATTATCCTAATTACACCTACGTAGCATCCAGATTACTATTATACAGTTTAAGAAAACAAGTTATCGGTAAGTTATGGGATCACCCACACTTTTATGACCATGTAAAAAAAGTTGTAGATTCAGAATTATACGACAAAGAAATTTTTACAAACTATCAAAGAAAAGATTTTGATAGAATGGAAAACTGGCTCAATCACAATAGAGATTATGACTTTACCTATGCAGGTTTAAGACAAGTCATAGACAAATATCTTGTACAAGATAGAAGTACAAACGTGGTATACGAAACACCTCAATTCATGTACATGATGATTGCGGCTACACTATTTGCAAAATATCCAAAAGAAAGGAGAATGTCATATGTTAAAAAATATTATGACGCTATATCAACCTTTAAGATTAACATTCCGACGCCTGTTATGGCTGGCGTCCGTACCCCTCTTAAGCAGTATGCTTCTTGTGTCCTTGTTGACATTGACGATACTTTACCCAGTATCTTTAGTAGCGACATGGCTGTTGGGCGTTATGTTGCCCAAAGGGCTGGGATCGGAATTAACGCAGGAAGGATCCGAGGTATCAACTCACGTATTAGAGGCGGTGAGGTTCAACATACGGGTGTTATACCTTTTCTTAAAAAATTTGAAGCAACTGTTAAGTGCTGTACTCAAAACGGAGTACGAGGCGGATCAGCAACAGTACACTTTCCAATTTGGCACCAAGAAATAGGTGACATTATTGTCCTTAAAAACAATAAAGGTAGTGAAGATAATAGAGTTAGAAAATTAGACTACTCAATACAACTATCTAAACTATTTTACGAAAGGTTTATCAACAACGAAGATATAACTTTGTTTTCACCACACGAAGTACCAGAGTTATATGACGCATGGGGAACACCTGACTTTGATGATCTATATATCAAAGCAGAAAGAAAAATCAGCGTTACTAAAAAGAAGATAAACGCACAAGAATTATTTTTTGATATATTGAAAGAACGTGCTGAAACAGGCCGTATCTATATTATGAATATTGACCATTGTAATACTCACTCATCTTTTAAAGATAGAGTTTACATGTCAAACCTATGTCAGGAAATAACTTTACCAACCACTCCAATACAACATATTGATGGCGAAGGTGAGATTGCTTTATGTATCTTATCTGCCATCAATGTGGGTAAAATAAACAAACGTGATGAACTACAACCATTGTGTGATTTAGCAGTAAGAGCTTTAGATGAAATAATAGATCATCAAAAGTATCCTATTGACGCTGCTGAAAAATCTACAAAGGCACGTAGAAGTTTAGGTATTGGTTATATTGGTCTTGCTCACTACCTTGCAAAGAAAGGTTACAAATACGATCAGAAACTTGCATGGCGACAAGTTGATAAGTTAACCGAAGCATTTCAATATTATCTATTACATGCTAGTTTAGACCTTGCAAAAGAAAAAGGTCCTTGTTCAGCATTTAAATCTACAAAATATGCAGATGGTATATTGCCTATTGATACATATAAAAAAGATGTTGACGAGTTAGTTAAAAGAGAATTTACTTACGATTGGGAACATTTAAGAAAAGAAATAAAAGAACATGGTTTAAGACATAGTACATTGTCAGCACAAATGCCTAGTGAATCTTCTAGTGTAGTTTCAAATGCGACAAATGGTATTGAACCACCTAGAGATTATTTGTCTGTTAAGAAATCTAAAAAAGGACCTTTAAAACAAATAGTACCTGAATATTCTAAACTAAAGAACTTCTATACTTTACTTTGGGATATGAAAGGGAACGAAGGATATATAAATATCGTTGCTGTAATGCAAAAGTATTTTGACCAGGCCATATCAGGTAACTGGTCATATAATCCTGAAAACTATACTGAAGGTCAGGTGCCTGTATCAGTAATGGCACAAGATTTATTGACAACATATAAATTGGGTTGGAAGACTTCTTATTATCAAAACACATATGATAGTAAGAAAGACGAAGACGAACCTACTCACCCGATTGGGTTCCACGATAATGTGCCTGAAGATAAACCAAAAGAAGAGGACGAGAATTGTGACTCGTGTACAATATAAATGAAGACAGTTTTTAATAAGAAACAAAATTTAGATACGACAAAACAACCTTTGTTTTTTGGCGAAGACCTCGCTGTACAAAGATATGATACAATGAAGTATCCTATTTTTGATAGATTATGTCAACAACAATTAGGTTTTTTCTGGCGACCAGAAGAAGTATCTTTACAGAAAGATAGAAACGATTATGCTCAACTGTCTGAATCACAAAAGTTTATATTTACATCTAATCTAAAGTATCAAACAATGTTAGATAGTGTACAAGGCAGAGGGCCTTGTCTAGCATTTTTACCATTTGTAACTAATCCTGAATTAGAGGGTTGTATAGTTGCATGGGATTTTATGGAAACTATACATAGTAGAAGTTATACATACATTATTAAAAACCTATACTCACAACCAGGTGAAGTATTTGATACTATTATACAAGATGAAAAAATTGAAAAGAGAAGTACAGCAGTAACAGAAGCATACGATCATCTTATAAATTTAGGTTACAAATATCAATTAGATCCAAAGTCGGTTGATATATATGATTTAAAGAAAGCATTATGGCTTGCATTAGTAACTGTAAACGTACTAGAAGGTTTAAGATTTTATGTATCATTTGCTTGTAGTTTTGCATTTGGTGAATTAAAACTTATGGAAGGTTCTGCTAAAATATTATCATTGATTGCTAGAGATGAAAGTCAACATCTTGCAATGTCACAACAAATAATCAAAGCATATCTTACAAAAGAGAATGATAAGGTTATGAATAAGGTAATAAAAGATACACAAAAAGAATGCTATAAAATATATGATGACGCAGTATCACAAGAAAAAGAATGGGCAAGTTATCTATTCTCAAAAGGTTCTATGATAGGACTATCTGAAAAATTGTTACATCAATATGTTGAATATATAGCGAATAGAAGAATGAGAATGATAGGGCTAGAACAAAAGTATGAACACTCATCATCAAACAATCCATTACCATGGACTGTACATTGGTTCAATAGCAGATCACTTCAAAATGCACCACAAGAAACTGAAATAGAATCATATGTTATAGGTGGTGTAAAACAAGACGTAACAAAAGATCAATTCAAAAAGTTTAAACTATAATGGCTAAAGAGGAAGATAAAAATAAGGTACAGATAAGTTGTCCTAATTGTGATGTAAGTTATTGGGTTAAGTGGGAAGACGAAGACCACGAACCTACAACTTGTCCTTTTTGTGGTGCCGATACTACTATACATGATGATGACGCAATCTTTGAGGGTGATGAAGAAGACGATTGGAATTGATTATAGTTTAACTAGTCCTGCTATATGTGTATGTAGAGGTGAATTTAAATTTGAGAACTGTAAGATATACTACCTTACAAATGTGAAAAAATATGAAATTACAGCTGGCAATATAAATGGCAGACTACATCTACCCTATACCTCCGAGCAACAACGACACAATCAGATATCGGATTGGGCGCTTTCTATTATTGATACTGCTATTGGTAATATTTTTATAGAGGGTTACTCATATGGATCAAAAGGTTTAGTATTCAACCTAGCAGAGAATATGGGATTACTCAAACATAAACTTTTTAAACTAAATAAACGATTTGAGGTCATAGTACCAGGTCAGATAAAAAAGAATGCTACTGGCAAAGGTAATGCAGATAAGCTGAAGATGTATGAGCAGTTTGTAAAAGATACAAACATTGACCTAGTCAAAGAATTTGAGCAATCTAAACTCAATAATCCAGTCACCGACATAATAGATTCATATTATATTGCAAAATATGGGTACGAATCATAGATGTTCTTGTTTTGTTCTCATAATTATTCCTAAAAAGTCAATAAAATCAACGTTTTTTGTGCTTGACAATTACGTAATTTTATGTTAGATTATGTGTATATTATGAAAAAAGACGATATACAAAACATTACAAACCTTAAATTTACAGATCAATATTTCAAATCATTTAGTATAGTATATAAAAGAGAATATGTTGACTCTGAAGATCAATACGATCCTAATTTCTGGATAGGTCACTCCATTTACAAAAATGTACCTATGTCAAAAATTAAATTTTATAGAAAACAAATACTTAAAATCAAAGATATATTAGATAGGTCTTTTAAAGAAGACGCTAGTAACTTTACAGGTGCTACTGGTATTGAAATTGTATATCCAGATGAGTATTACCAAACATATGAAGATGTATTTGAAGATAGTGCTAAAGGTGACCTATCTTTATTTAATGACTATGGTCAGTTATACAAAAGACAAGGGTTTAGAAAAGACTTTGATCCTGACTTAACACAAAATTACAAAACAAAAAGAAATTACATATATCAATTAAACTAAAGGAGACATTATGCAAATAAAACTAGGCGATACAATAAGAGATGATAAAGGAAGAGAAGGAGTAATAACCAATATAGGTATTGCTACTGATAAAAATGACATTGCTGCTGAGTTAGGAGTTAATGCAAAAGAATATGATACTGATTTAAATTATACTGGTGCAATTACTTTTGGTGATAACTGGTGCTATTTTATGCAGATTAAAGAAGTTGTTAAAAAGAATGAATATGTTGAAGACACAGCATGGATGAGAGAAGATTCAGATGTTGATGTTGCAATTAATTTAGAAAACGAAAGTAAGTTAGGTAAATAATGAACGGATACTTTGCTGTAGAATTAGATAAAGCAAGTTGTAATGTTGTTAAGAAAAGAGCAACAATGCCTAACATAGTTTCAGATCATATAACACTTGCATATAAACCTACTAAAAGAATATACAATAAGTTTATAAAATTAGTGGGTAAGAATGTGGGTGCTGCTATAACTCAATATAGAGCAAATAATAACATTGACGCATTGTGGGTCAAAGATATGTTTCTTACAGATACAGATAAAAAAATTAAAAGAGCAAACCCAGGTTCTGCTCATATAACATTGTCACTTAAAGATGGCTTTAAACCAGGTGACGCTAACTCTATGTTTAAAAAACCAAAAGTAAAAAAAGATGTGATTGGTTATGTAGAGGGTAAAATTAATTATATAAGGTTAAACTAATGATTGAATTACTTAAATTTATTGCTGATTTAAAAGAAATAAAAGAGTCTATACCATATAATAACTTGACAAAAAGTATAGTTGATGATAAAATTAACAAGTATGAGAAAGAACTTGAACAGATTAACATATGGGAAGAAGAACAATCACAATTAGAACCTTTAATGGTTACAGGATATGAGAAAAAAGAAATCAATTAGACCTAAGTGGCAAAAGATTACAAGAGAGTCCTTTACCAGGACTTTACAAGGTTTTGCAAGACCAGATTATACGTTAGATATAAATGGCATTAAAAGAAATTCTATACCAACAAGTGATAGAATCCCAGGCGCTTGTATTAAAAGACAACAACCAAAAATACA